GTGCTGGTGGAGGATGGGGTGGTACCAGCGGTATTCACGGCATTAAGCGCTCTCTCTATGTTAATGACGGAGACGGTCATTTGGGTAGATACGATAGACACTCTGGTCAAAACGCTCCAACTACAGCTGGTGGAGGTCGTGGGGGTGATCCTGGTCAGCCAGGAGGACACGGTCGTTACTATCAAAGAATGGTTAGTCAACAGTCTCTCCAAGAATTTAAAGCTGCTGGTGATATTGTTACAGTAGGTTGGGGACCTCGTTATGTTATTCTACCCGGTATAGGTGGTGAAGCAGGTGGATCAGGCGCAGGAGGTCAAAGCTGGAACGGTGTTGATGATCAGGGCACAGGCGGTGGCGGTGGTCGTATACTCACACCAACAGCGTACGGTGGCGGTACTGGTGGTGTTTTTGGCGCCCCATTCGGAGCATTAGATGCGGGAGGTAATTTAAAAGAGGGTGGAAGAGAATTCGGTCCTGCGTGGAGCAATACATCACCTGCTGATAATGGATCAGTTGAAACAATTTGCCTTACTCACGGTTCGCGAGGTCAGCGCGGACGTTGTAGGTTTGTATATAAAACAGCTTACAACCAAAGTAATCCATACTTAGGGTGGTTGTCTGGCGATCCTCTAAATTCTTCTGGAGTATATGGAAACGGTTCTAGAGGTTCATCTAGAAATTTAGGACCTCACTGGAGAGCTAATAACGTAATAGACGGGACCCCGGGGTTACCTTTTGTTGTTGCTCACGTCAATTCATCATCCTCAGATTATGATGGGTTATCATATCTGTCACCAACAGGGTGGGATGGGTATACACATAGATCTGCACTATTACGAGGAGGGTCCGGAGCATTGCCCGGCGTCTTCCAGCCATATCCAAGTACAGGTCCTTACAAGTATGTAAGCGCGCGTAGAAATGGACGTAAAGGTCTCCGGTCTGATAGATGGTATGAAGAGTATGGATCCGGTGGGGGTGGATGGGGTGCACCTGGTGGAGCTCCAGCATGGTTGCCTCTCTGCGCTGGTAAAGGGGGATTGTCAATAAAAGCGAGCGCCGGGGAAGTGTTAGTTTCCGGCGGGGGTGTACTATACGGTAGGACAGACGGAAATGTAAATCGAGTTCTGGAATAGTATTTTGAAAATATGCCATAAATAATAATATGCCTGAGAGTTTAACAAATCAATTTATATCTGATTTTTATACCTCTTTGCTCCATTTAAGTGGGTCAGAGTTAGGTACCTCTTTAAACCGGGTGTACGATGGGGCTGGAAATTCTACAGGCATACAGCTAAGCGGTGATAGAGTAGTAGTTAATAACTATATATACCCAAGAGGGTTTTCAACTAAAGTTACTGCATGGTTAGATGCTTTTTTTCCAATTGGGTGTGTTCAATTAACACTTGATAATACAAACCCTCAAACAAGAATAGCGCATACAACTTGGGAACAAGTCGCGCAAGGTAAGTTTTTAGTAGGCGTCGGTGGTTTTACAGATAAAAATAATGATTTCCGAAAATTTTGTACTGATTATGAAAATGCTGAAGAATCAGGTAATTTAGCTGGTGAATATATGAACCAGTTAACAGTTGCGAACTTACCCCCACATAGACATGATACTAATGTTGGAGCTACTGATGTTTTTATATCTACTGGTTCAAATGTAGGAAATGGTCGACCTTATCAAGCGACTGGTGTCGGGACAACTAATTCAACACAGGGATGGCAAGACCAACAACGCAGGAGAAATCAGCTTGGAGCTGCTAGCGGGTGGAATTGGAGTAATGATTTTGGAAATAAAACCACTAACATTAATGATCCACAAGATGTTATAAGAAGGTCGTTAGATCTTAACTTTTTATTAGGGTCAGCTGCTAATTACTCTGCAGAACTTAGAGCTTCATATATAGAAAATCCATCATTTGAGTTTAAGGAAATGATTGGTTTATGGAATGGTGAAACACGCTTTGTAGCTAGCCAGACACCACAAGGCTCTGGACCAAATTGGGATTTTAATGCATATTTGTTTTGTAAAGAATTAGGTGCTGTAGATGTTGGTCAAGCTACTGCCGGACAATTAGCTACTAATGAAAGTTCTACACCGGTTATAACACGAGAGAATGATTTAATAACTACAAATGAAGGAGCAACAAATATTAGGACATCTACAGAAGTAGGTGAAGGATCAAGACACAATAACATACCGCCGTCATATGGTGTATATGTATGGCGAAGAATAGCATAAGATTATGGCAAATATTACTATAGTAAAATTAAAAGTTAGGAGAGGTAGTGATGCCCAACGGAAAGAGATTGTACTCGATCAAGGAGAAGTTGGATACACGTTAGACTCGAAAAGACTATTTATTGGTGACGGGGCAACATACGGTGGTACAGTAGCGGGAAGTAAAAATGTTGGCCCTTTTGTTTCTGACGCTAGCTTAGGACCAGCAGTTAGTGAATCTCCTTTTCTACAAGTTGGTGATATCGGCTACGCAAACAATAAATTATATATACTATCCGGAGCTGGTTCATCTGGAAGAGACTATACCAATACATTATCTGGTTGGAGTTACATTGGAACAGTTCCGGACGGCTCTTTTCTAGATTTTGATGGTAATAATAAGCTCACTGTAAAGAAAAACAAATTTGATGCCGAGTATTTAGACGGTACATTTTTTGGTGAAGCTTTATTATCTGCTGTTAATGGTAATGTAAATGTTGCATATAACACAGATTATATTCAATTATCTGGCGCTCCTGGCGCAGCTGGTAGATTGACACCAAAGCAAGGCTCTATAACTAAAAGGGAAATATACGCTTTATACCCAACAGCTAGTGGATTAAAGGGAGGTAATGGAGAAGAATTATCTCTAAGTGTTAATGAAGATCAATTTACATTTAGAAATAATAATAAATTAGAGCTTAAAGGAATTGGAACAGTATCACTTCCTATTTCATCATGGGCCGGGTCTGGCGATGGTACCTCATCAACAGATGGAAAGCTAGGTGGTGGTTTAAATGTAAATACCGGAACCAACAAACTAGAAGCAAATCTTCAGACAGTTGATGGTGCTTTGCTTCAGAATAATAATGGTCAAGTTACATTGAATGGATTTTTATCTGCCTTTAAGGAAATGCCCTATATAAATGTCGAAAAGGGGTTGATTACTGATATGGCAAGCTCTGTATATGATGTTATTACTGCTACAGGGTTATCTGGTACCGGTGCAGGTGATGGTGTCCCAGTTGGTTCAATATTACCACATGCACAGGCATTTACAACACCACCAGCTGGTTATTTACTTTGTAACGGTCATATACTTAACGCATCTACGCGACCAGAATACAGAGACTTATACGATAAAATAGGTACTACATACGGTGGTACAAATATGACTAACTTTAAAGTACCAAATTTAACCGGGGGAGATGTTCTTCTATATGGATCTAATGGTGCTATTACAACTGGAACCCCAACTTTATATTTAAGTGCTACAGATGGTAGTCTGTCTGGGCCAACGCCAGGGTCAACTTTAAGTGCTTCCGGAGTTAACTTCATTATAAAATATGCCGAAGATCCGGTTTTAAATATCTTTAACGGTGCCCCTAACCAAGTCGAAAATAACTTTGGCGGTAAATATTCACAGCAGGTATGTTATGGTAAAGACTCAGGTGCAAACACTGTTAAATTAAGTTCTGCAGGATTTATTACAATGTCATTATCAGGTAATGTACGAAACGATGCTAGTGATGAAACATTTGATAGATTTGCAATACCCGTTTACAGCTACTAAATATTAAAACAAATGGCCATAGAAATCTTAGAAAACACCTTATTAAAGCTCCTTGTTAGGAGAGGTACTAACCATGATAGACAACAGATTACTTTAGAATCTGGAGAGTTGGGATATGCGACAGATACAAAAAGGTTATTTATCGGTGACGGTGTAACAAAAGGTGGTATACTTGTTGGTAACAAATGGGCCGGTGAAGCAGCTGACTTAACAACGCTTGCGCCTGTCGCTAGTGGTGATTATGCTTATGATACTGATAACCGTGAATTTAGAGTATGTATTAAGGGATCGGGTGCGGTTGCTTCAGATTGGCAGACAGTTGCAACCTACGTAAGTGCTGCTGATACAACGATTATTATTGGCGCATCT